AGGGTGGCTTGCAGTAGATCAATCTGCCGTTTGCAATCTTCCAATGCATGATGACTTGCTGGAGGTTTGCCTAGATCCGGATATAATGAATACACTGTTCTTGCATCTCTTACTTTGTAGTATTTCCAGGGCAAGGGTCGATCAAAACTCTTGTAAGCATGTTCTAAGATGTTCATATCAAATGTAGGACCGTTGGCCCAAATCAAGTTTGATTGCCAAATTAGTTTGCCTAGTTCGTCTAATGCTGAATCCAGAGACACACGATTGAGCTCACCAAATGCTTCTTCTTGTGCTTCGGGTGGTTGAGTCGCCCACCAGTCTATGGTGCCTTGCTCTATGTTGCGCCCAGGTTGACTATCAGGATCAATTCGGGCATAGAAATGCTGGGTGTAATATCCTGTGCCCAGCGGGTTAAAACTCTGCGCAGCAATGGTAAGAATACATGCTTCCGGACCAGTGCCCACAGTCTCAATATCAATCATTAAATCAGCCATGTGCTGATTATAGCATAGATATCAGCCGATTACAAAGGTTAATGGCTGTGAACCATCAACATAATTCACCAATTGTGTGATCAATGCATCCATTTCGGCTTTGGCTTCGCCCTTCATGGCAGCACCATTAAGCGTACCACCACCTTGAGGTCCGGCGATAGTGCCAAATTTCTCTCTTGCTTCACCTATGATCATCTTGCTAGCTGCTACCAGATAGTCTTTGATCCATTGCTGAATTTGGAAATCACTTAGCAATTGTATTTCGGGTTTGAGATTGTAGGTCCACAGTAGCACTACTTCGCCGCCGCCTGGGGGACTACGGATTAGCTGTAGTTTTTTAGTAACAGGATTCCAAGTGTAGTTCAAGAATCCACCAAACATTCTAGCAGCCAGCTCTACATATTGACTGTAGAAATCGTATGTGGCCAGGCCGCCCGACTGGTTAAAGTTGATCAAGTACACATTCATCTGTGCTTGACTAAAAGGATCAAAGTTTGATCCAAATGGCCCAGATGCTATACCAAAGCTACGTTTAAAAATTTGTCTAACACTTTGCACTTCTTGCGGCAAAGTGTAGATGTTTTGCTGGTTGACCAGCTGCATGAAGCTGTAACTTTCTTCGTATGCATTGTTAGCACGTTGGCGGTAAGTGCCAATGGTCTTTTGATATGCAGCTTCAAAGTGTGCAGGGTCCAGCTCAATGTCAATGATCTGGTGGCCTAGCATTAGGCGCACATACTCAAACAAGTTGTTTTTGAGTGTTGTTAGGTCTATGGGTTGTTGTTCTTGCATCAGGGACTCCGTCCCTGATATTTAGCCCTTTACCACACCTTGAGAATTATGAGATTCTCGTTGCCACGCCCGTTCCATTGAGTCTCGGTTGTGGTCAGTTCCTTGAACAGTTTGCGTGTGGCAGGCTTTCCAACAGACATCAGTGCTTTGATAGTTTCTGCAGGCTTACGTAGTGTTTTCTGCGAGCTTGCACCTGTATCAAACCCAATCACAGCAGAACTCTTTACAGTAAAGTTACCACGATGTGCATCACCAACCACATGGATCAGCTTGCGCTTCACAGTGTCGTACAACCATGCTTCTGTTGCATCCACCAGCTTTACAGCAGGTTCTGATACCAGTTTGAGATCTGGGAATGTTTTGAGATACTTGAACTTGGCTGTGACTTTTTCGGCACTCACTGCCTTCTTGGCACGTGGCTTGCGTTCAACTTTCTTGATCTGCACATAGTTGTTGCAGTCTGTGATCACTTGTTCAGCAAACTTCACCAACTGTTTCAGCTGAGTCTTGGTAAGATAGCCGTAGCCTTCTACCAACTGTGCATCTTTGCCTGCTACCACAGCTTCTAGTTCTAACAGATGGCGTTTCCAAATCAGTTGTATATGGCTGATCAGTTGTGGTGCTACATTGTGCCCACGGATGATTGTGATGGGTTGGAACTGCGCACTCATCTTTGCACCTGATGCAACAAAGTCATCAAACAGGCCTTCAAGTTCACCGGCTGCTTCGCTTGCTTTTTCTCGCAGGCGATCCTGGATAGAAGGCCCTGCCACTTTGGTTTCTGCAACCACCACGGGTTCGTCAGCTTCATCTTCTACTAATGCTTCCTGAATAAAAGCATCTAGTTTGGCTTGCTCATTCTCATTCAGTTCCAGTCCCATGGTGCTCATACGGCACAACCAGCCTGTGGTCAAGCGGATTTGGCTATCTGGTAGGGCACGGATTTTCTTGGCTTCCTTGTTGCGATTGTTTGCATCCAAGTAATATGCAATAAAGTCCTTGGCATCTTTCTTGCCGTAGAAATAATTGTACCATCCGAACGCATTGCTCAGGCTGCTGGTGCGATTGCTCACAGGTTGCAAATGCCATTCGGGTTCATTGCCCACATACTTGGTATCTGGACTACGAGGGTTCAACGCTTTGACGTTGGCTTTTGCAGCTAGGGCCATGGGTTTTGCTTTAGTGGTTGTCATACTGTAATTATAGCACGTTAGTCTTTTTTGGTCAAGTCTGCACAAAGTAGCACAAAACTCAAGTCAGATTCTTTTTGGAACATGATAAAGTACGGAGTTGGGCCGTGTACGTTTCTTTGTCCAAAATAGCCATACCAATTGGAATTGATAGGCCAATATCCTGGGGTCTCTAGCCGTTCACGACAAGTTTTCTCAATATTACGAGCATTGTCACACCAGTTGTCAAACCGTAGTCCAGCTTGATAGCCTTGTTCTTTATACACTTTGTAACGGCGGTTTAGCTTTATGACTTTCATGTGTGTATTATAGCTAATCGGGCATTTCTGGTCAACCTGCCCATAAATAACACACTATGCCAAGATTAAGTCTATACCGCCCTAACCGGACCGCAGATTACCGTTTTTTTGATCGCACCATAAGTGAGATGTATCAAGTTGGCGGTGTAGACATGTATCTGCACAAATACATGGGACCGCAAACTGGTGACAACACTGGTAACAACGATGCTACCTTGCCCAAGTACGACACGACCAATCCGTTGTTTATTGAAGATTTGCTGCTGTTGGAAAACCGTGACAGAACATACGATCCGGATATCTATATCATGCGCGGTGTTTACAAAACTCAGGACATCGACTTTGACCTCACACAGTTTGGCCTGTTCTTGAACAACGACACTGTGTTTATCACATTCCATTACAACGACATGATAGATACCATGGGTCGCAAACTCATGAGTGGTGATGTTTTAGAACTACCTAATCTACGTGATTACAATCCATTAGATTCAACCATACCTAGAGCATTACCCAAGTGGTATGTGATTCAAGATGCTGCGTTTGCCAGCGAAGGCTTTAGTCAAACTTGGTTGCCTCACTTGTGGCGTGTAAAAGCTACTCCTATGGTCAATGCACAAGAGTTTGATCAAATTACCAAACAACCGTTTGAACCCATTAACATTTGGGATCCGGGCAATTTTTATCCAGGTGGTGTCACAGTGCTGTATGGCGACAAATATTATGTTTCAAATAAAAATGTTCCTCCTGGTACAGATATTACCAATACAGAATACTGGACAGAAAAAACCAATCCCCAAACTATCGAGGATCGTCAAAGTACCCGTCCGCGAGACTTGGCTATCAACGATGCTATCCTGGTGCAGGCAGAAGCTGAAGTACCACGTTCGGGATTTGATGTTGTGAAGTTTTATATTGTAGCAACCAACCCTGATGGCACACCTGCCAATCCTGAATCTGCTACATACACTGCTGACTACACCATAAGTGATGCCAGCCGTACCGTGGCCAATGACGGTAATTCACCTAGAAGTGATGGCTACACCGCAGGTTACCTAACCGGTGATGGTGTGGCGCCAAACGGATTGCCTGTAACTGCTGGTATTAATTTTCCACCCAACCCCACTGCTGGACAGTTTGCATTACGCTTGGATTACTTTCCTAATCGACTGTTCCGTTTCAATGGATCAGGATGGATCAAGATTGAAAGCAATGTGCGAACCAATCTCACACCAGGTGCTACTAACGATACTTTACGCTCAGGCTTTGTTAACAATACATACACTGTGAATACCACAGACCTTGGCAACATACCTAGCCGTCAGAGCTTGAGTGAAGCACTGATACCAGATGCTGCCAACGGTGATCAAGGTGGTAATTTGCCGCCTAACCCATATCCACCAACACAACCTTACCAGAAATCCAGCTAAACATGAGCCTTAAAGAACTTACAGCAGATAAACATCGCGAAGCAGAGACCACACAGTTCATGAAGGCAGTGTTTGCAAAAACCCTGCCACGTGATCATTGGATAGACTTTACCTATCAAAAAACATTGTTCTACAGCACAATTGAAACCGCAGCGTCCAATCAGGGATTGATGACTGATATTGAACCCATGCGTAGATCAGCCTTGCTCTCACAAGATTATGAAAAAATGGATGGTGGAGTTCGTGAATTCAAGCCTGCGGTGTTGGAATACCATAACTACATACAGACACTGACAGATCCCACAAGGATCATGGCACACTTGTACACATGGCACATGGGTGATTTGTTTGGTGGGCAGATGATTAAAAAACTTGTGGATGGGCCGCACAGCAGTTTGGATTTTTTAGATCCTCCTGTGTTGATTGCAGCCATGAGAAGCAAATTGTCCGACAACATGGCTGAAGAAGCCAACATTGCCTTTGACTGGGCAATACAAATACTAAATGAATATGACCACTAATCTTTGGCAACGAATCTTGAAAGTAGCAGAATTCTTTGAATCACGTTTTAAAGAAACAGGCAACCTTATCCCGGATGTGGCGGAACCTTACGACTGGTACAATCGACTGTACACTAGCCCTGCCTATCGCAGAGCACATGTTGAGATAGTGGATAAAACTGCTACTCACAAGATTCTTGTGCTACATTGCACAGTATTTCCACACTACAATGACCCTAGCCCAATCTGGGGGTTTGATGCTGTATGCGGTCCGAACAAAATTACAGGAGCATTCCATGACTTTAGTGATGGTGGCGATCCTGATCACTTCATGATGAAACACTTTGCCGACACTGTGAAAGATGTTACCTGGAACAAACCCAGAGTATTGCCACAGTGGGCAGCAGAGATTTTCAGTTCAAATATCGTGGCTGCAGGTAATGTGAGCGACGAATCTGAACTAGAAAACTTGTGTCAACTGGCAGAAGCAAACTTGGATTACTATCTCAACAATGTGGGCAAAACTGCACAGTCTGCAATAGATTACTGGCCAAATCAAAGTCGCTACAATGCCAATAACAAATTGAATCCACATGTGGCTCGCAGCATGATCAGCATGGGTGTAGAAGAAGCTGTGATCAAGAAGTTCATCGACGAAGTGTTATACCCAGAGCATAGACTATGAGCCAATTATTTTTTTACGACGAACAAATACGTCGTTATCTACTGCAATTCACTCGCATGTTCAGCTTGTTTGAAGTTGAGTACGGACGCAATGAACAAGGCACAAGTGATCTAATCCGTGTGCCTATTCGTTACGGTGATGCAAGTCGTCAAGCACAGACAATATTGAATCAAAACTCTGCTAACAGTTTGAATGCTACTCCACTGATGACTTTTCACATAACTGGGTTAACATACGACAGAGATCGCATGCAAGAGCCGTACCATGTGAACAAGATGTTTGTACGTCAACGCACATATGATACAGGTACAGAAAGCTACGAAACCACACAAGGCAATGCATTTCAAATTGAACGACTCATGCCTGTGCCTTACAAGCTAACTATAGACTTGGATATCTGGACAAGTAATACCAATCAAAAGATGCAGTTGTTTGAACAGATTGCCACACTGTTTAATCCTGCACTAGAGATACAGGCCACAGACAATTACATTGACTGGACCAGTCTTACTGTGTGCAATCTTGAAAATGTAAAGTGGAGTTCAAGATCTATTCCAGTAGGTACTGAAAATCCTATTGATATCATGACCATGACATTCAGCTTGCCTATCTGGATCAGTAGTCCAGCTAAAGTTAAGAAGCTGGGTGTGGTAGAGCGTGTGATTGCCAGTATCTTTGATGCACAAGGTGATGCTGTTAATGCCCTAACTGACAATGATTTGCTGCTAGGCACTCGAGTCAAGGTCACACCGTGGAGTTATCAAGTGTTGCTTCTAGATGGACAGTTACAAGTATTACAACCACCACAACCGGTAAATCCAGATCGTATTAGCCTAGCACCGTTTGGATTTCCCATAGTAGAAAGTCCACAGATCACATGGCCCACTGTGATTGGTGCATACGGTGTGTTACGCCCAGGCATCAGCTACATCACTCTAGACAATCCTTGGGCACCAGATAGTAGTATTATTGGTACCATTGCAGTGAATCCGGCTGATGATCGATTGTTAATTTACAATATTGATCCTGACACTGCACCACAAAACACATTGAGTCCTATAGATGCTGTGATCAACCCACTGACCACTGCACCAGGGGATGGGTTAGATAGCAGTCTGACCGGTCAACGATACCTAATAAACGAAAGCACTGGTTACGCTGATAATCCTGCCAACCCAGAAGCATGGCTAGGCACAGGAGGTCAACCACTGATTGCCCACGCCAATGACATTATTGAGTACGACGGCGCACGATGGACAGTTGCATTCAACAGTAGAGATACAACAGATGCACAATATGTAATCAACTTGACCACTGGCATTCAATTCTATTGGAATGGTACCAAATGGGTCAAAAGTATTGATGGGTTATACACTGGTGGCACATGGAATCTGGTATTGTAAGAGCTGTAGGAGTTTGGTTTTACTGTCCAAACACTGGTAGATATCTATATCTGTTGCGCAACGATTCAAAGTACCCCGACACGTGGGGATTGGTTGGCGGCAAAGTAGAGCACAGCGAAACATTGATTGCTGCTGTGGAGCGTGAATGTGCCGAAGAACTAGGATCTATTCCAGAATACCAACAGTTGATTCCAATTGAAAAATTCACAAGCCCAGATTCTGCATTTGAATATCACACCTTCTGGTGCAGAGTAGACCATGAGTTTATTCCTGATCTAAATCACGAACACATTGGCTATGCCTGGATTGAAACTGGACGTTGGCCACGGCCATTGCATCCAGGATTGTGGAACACAGTAAATTTAGATACCATTCAAAAGAAAATAACTTCTCTCGAACGTACCTGCATTAGATAATCAATCAAAGAAGAATATCTGCCACAGACGGCAGTTGTCGTTGGTAAATCCAAAATAATCTGTGGCCGAGTGAATGTATCCAGCATTGAATATAACCAAGCGATTGTATACGTTAGCAAATGAATCAACTGGTTCAAAGATAGTTCGATCTAGATTCTGACTGCCAGGTCTAAAGCATTTCAAAATATCGGGATGAGTGATATGCCTGATGTCTGTGCCTTTGAGAGCATGGGTCGACGTACCGGAGTGATACGGTGCATTTGGAGTCAGATACAACATAGCTGCCCAAGTTTGATTATCGCAATGATGAGGAATTGGCTCACCTTCCTTACACACCTGGAATCGACCGTTCATGCCATGACTTTCCCAGTTCACAATCTTGCGATTCATGATGTATTCAAATTCTTCTCGGAGTCCGGGAAACAAAAATTGTTCTTTAGTACGATCACCTATATAAAGTTTGCCTAGACCGCCTTGATCATATTCTTGTTCCAATGCAAACTTACGGATAGCATCTGGATTCTGATAAAAATTATCAACTATCCATACACCAGGCATGGGTTGCTGATTGATTATGGTAGAGGCAGTGCGGGCAATGTTTGCTTTGGTAGAGACTGCAACAGTTGCGGTCGGCAAACTTGCAGGAAACATATAGTCAGTAGCAAACTTTATGCCGTTGCCAACATCACGCAGACTGTTTTTTGTGGCTTCATCCACTAGTTCAGGATGTACCCACCAATCTTCATAGCTGTGAACTTTGTTATAAGCAAGATCGCTGACTAATAGTTCATAACCTTTGCTTTGTAGAAATTCTCTACTTTGATCTCTTACGTTTTGATTGTAGTAATAATCATGTTCAAATGTTATCACAGCAAATCTGTATTGATCAAACGGTATGCTTTTTAAAACTGCAAAGGAAATTTCTGGTGGGTCGCAATCCACTTGCAAGTAATCAATATCCTTGGGGAATCCTTTAGTAGCAAGAATTGCAGAATAGTCAACAGTGGTTGCATCCGTGCATATCACAGAGTTTTTGCGTCGATACTCAAAGTCTTTTACTTTGCTTGGTTCATACTCAATGCTTAGGCCTTTCCAATCAAACGCAGTTTCTAATAATGCTGTGTTGTTGCCGTAGAAAGGATCAGCACTACCAATTTCAAGATACCAACCATTGCGCTTGCCTTGAGTTGCTGCCAACACAAACAAGTCTTGATAGCTTTGACTGAAGTTTTTTTTGATATCTCGGATCCCATCAAACAACAATCGAACACTGTCGATCATGCCGGAATCGTAATAAGTGTGAGTAAACAAAGGAACCACTTCGGGTGCATTGTTCCACTTGGGTGTTTCGTTTAAGGGAATTTTAGGCAATCCACAATTTGTAAGATTGTTGTTCACAGCAGTTTCATACATGGGCAACATCTTGTAATTGTCTTTGAGGAACAGCATGATTTGTCGACTTTGCTCAGTAAGTCCCACCCACCAACTGGTCATTCCTTTCTGAAACAACAATGCATAGTATCCTGGATAATTTTCTGGAATTACAGATTTGGTACTAAAATCAGCTTGATTCAATCCCAACACAGCCACGGTATGACTTTCTTGCCATTCGCTGCGATTCTCATGTATACGGCTCAGCAAGAAGTATGCCTCTGGCCTAGTTGGTATCAATGCTATGGATTTTAGCAGCAGACCTTTTTCTGTGTCGTCTCTAGTTTTTTGTTTTTCCAAACAAATACAGCATCGCATCAACGCTTCGTATTGTTGTAAGTCAGTTGAACTACGTTCTGCTGTGCGCAGATAAAAGCTGATGGCTGCGCCAGTTTGGCCTATGCTTTCGTATTCTTTTCCCAACTCAAAGTTGATTATGGGATTTTCAGAGTCTTCAATAAAGTTAGCTAAATTTTTCATATTAACGGTGGAAGGTTATGATTTTTTCTTTAGGATCTGTGGCATTTTCACAGAAGTTACATAGTTCGTAACAGGTCTGATCCTCTGGTATAACATCTTCATATGTTTGTGTGGCCAAGTTGCCAATGATATGTTCTAATCCGTAATCCATACAGCACAGACTCACATCACCATTGGGCAATAGCACATTGTGATATAGTCCTTCCACGCATCCACAAGTTTTAGATCCTGTGTGTGTGATAGCATTCCAACGATCACGCAAGGTGACCAATTGTGGTTTAGCCACGCTTTCTCTAATGAGATTGCCGGCTCTGCTCCACATCTCGTAACTGGGTGCCCAATCAAATATGTGTCGAATGCTAGGGTGCAGTTCTTTGCCCATGCTCATCACAGAGAAGTTCTTTATTCTGTGTTGATTGTCTCTGATCCACTCTAGTGTTTTTAGATATCCCGGAGTGATGGGGTGTCTTGCTAGCATTTCAGCATCGGGCAAGTGCAATACAAAACCACCGTTGGGATTGCCGGCAAATGGTATATCTACAATTGCTTCCATATCGTCAATGCTCACACCAACTCCAGTGGTAAACACACTCACAGGATGTCCTTGCTCATGTGCGTATACCACCATCTCAGTGCAGTATTTGTTCATCCAAGGTTCAGTAAATCCGGCAAACGTGATGCGTACATCTGTGGGCACTTTGTCAATCATGGTCTTGAATGCGTCCAAGGTCAAAATTCTTGTACCTTTGTACACTTCCTCTAGTGTACGTTGTGGGCAGAACACACAATCAACCACACAGCCTTTTTCAGGAATGATTGTGGTAATTTCAAGTGTGGGTGCTGGATAGTTTTGCCACTTTTGTTTGACTGGTACTGCAACTGGGTTATTGATATAAATCATAACTGCAAAATGGCGATCTATAAACCAATCACTCCACAGTGCCCATTTGATATCCACATAATCAATACTGAGCACTTGGAAATCTGTGAGTTCTTTCAAGTAAGTGTCTCTGAACTTACGGAATTTTTCTTTAAGTGCCGGAGTGGTAAGATGCACTTCCATGGCAATTTTACGCACATTATTTTTGATCCAGTCAAAATTTTCATTGTTGAGAACATCATATTCTCCACCTTCGCAATCCATCTTGAGAAAATCAATGTGTGTGATTTTTTGTTCAGCTATCAATGTACTGAATTTAATAGTGTCTAGTACGATTCCATCTGTGCCGTCACTGTGATCTACTTTGTTTTCATCGTAAATGCCGCAGCTATAGTGTTGACCATCTGAATGCCCTATTGCTTTGTTTATGGTAGCAACAGATATGCCTGTGTTACTGACATTTTTTACCAGAGTAGGATATAAATCTTTATGTGGTTCAAGACAAATCACACGGCTGGGATTTTTAGATGCAATACTCCAGGTAAACGGACCAGCACTAGCACCTATGTCCACAACAACATCACCGGCAGCAACTTCACTAAATCTCTGATAGGCATTGTCTACAAATATTTCATTGGTAACAGTATTATAGAAATCTTTGTTATTGGCCAATGTACCCCAATCAAACTTGTGTGTTGCACCATTGTGAGTTATGGTTGGCACTACTAAATTAGTATAGTTTGCTTGTTGAATAAATTCATCCACAAATGTCTTTGGTATCTTTAAAATAAATGCACAGTTGTCCTGGAATCCAAACGTTACCAACAAGTGATCTTCATACCAGGCGGCACCGCAGCAAAATTCAATGTCGGCATTCATGAAACTAAATGCATCAGTGTAGGCCAGCAGTTTCCAATTGCGATTCCACATCACAAATCTATGTCTGTATGTGGCATCTTTTTTACCAGCTGGACTGTTGAATAAGTTGGTTTCATGCACTAGAGCTATGTAGTTGTCGCCGTACGGAATAACTTGACTGCCGCCACGGAAATCCGGAACACCAGGTATACGATTAGTATCAGAAAATACAGTATGTGTTTGGCCAGTGTTGATGTCGTATTTTACTACTTCTGTAGGATTAGTCCACTTGACATAGGTAAATTGCTGATCCAGCACTGGCATCCAGTTTTTCTCGCAATAGCTAGTGTTGTCTCCCAATGCAGGGATACGCTTGCGCCTGTTTTCTTTAGTTTGATCAGGAGAGATAGTGATCTCTGACAGTTCCATACGTCCTTCACCGTGAGTGGTGGTATCTCTACGAACTCCGGTCAGCCACAACTTGTGATCCCATCGCATAAGTCTTGCATCTTCCAGTCCTACAAATTCCCAGATTGGGTCTTTATCACAAGCAGATGTGTCCACTTTCATCACTTGTTTGATTGTGAGATCAGGGTTTAGTACGCACATGTAATTCCATGTGCGAAGATGGATATCGTTTTCTGGGTGCAGATATTGCAGCGGACCGTATCTGTGTTCAAACTTTTTGTGTTCACTGTGCCACAGTGTGTAATTCACATGGCGTAGATTTACCAAAATTGTTTGTCCGTCCACATACACAGAAGGATTCATTAGGCCGGTGCCCGATAAATCCGCTGGAATGATCAAGGGTTGTATACTGCCGCCGGCAGCAATTGCGGGTTTGGCTAACCCGTTTTTATAGATTTGTTGAGATAATGATGTAGTCACACATACATTTATGCCTGTACAATCCATGTGTGACTAAATCTATTCAACTACGGTGTAATCACAGTCTGCCCACCACAACTTCAATAACACCAACACCGTTTCCGTTGTATGATTGCAGTGCTTTACCAATGATTACACCTGGTTGGTATCTGGCCATATCTAGGGCCTCGGCTACACCTGCTCGATTGCTGGTTACAACTCTATCACCTGCAGAAATGTTACCAATCACGCTCACAGGTACACGTCCAGTCAGAGCCATTGCTACGGTGAATTCACCTTGCAATCCAGAATTCATCACGTGTGCAGGATT